CATCCATCATAGACTTCCATACAGCTTTGTCTTGACACATCAATGATATCGCTGCAACTTTCATACCTAAACCATTAAGTAGTTTTGCCTTCTTTCTTCTTTCGCACTCCATATCATGGTAATAAGTACCCATAGATGTGCTGAAGCCAATAACAGTCATGCCGATAGAGAGGGGGATAACACAACTGTCTTGACCATAAACTGACATAGCAGGTGCTGTTGCACTATTTACAGCAGTCTTTTGATTCGTTGAATTATTTGTCGTATTAGTGGTTGTAGTGTTTGAGCTACTTCCAGACTGATATGTTGTAGAACTTTCATAACCACCTGTTATTGCTGTGTTTGATCCTGCGTTGTTGCTTTGTGTGTTAGTTGTGCTACCTGATGATGTAACATCTGATACTGCATCTTCTATTGCATATCCCAATATTATAACTGTAAATATTATTACTGCTAGTAACAGTTTTTTTATCGACATTTCCATTTTCTTAGTGCCAATGCTTTTCTTGTTGGTCTACCTTTACTGTCTTTCATAGGTCCTTTTACTCCTGACATCCTTGCACAAAAACTTGCTCTGCGTTTTGCAGCTTTTGATCCTGGTTTTACTTTACCTGTCACAGGTCTTTTTAAATTAGAACCTTGTGTTCTTTTAAAAAACTTTCTACCTGCTTCGTTCAGTCCACCTGTTTTGCTTTGATATCTTTTTGCTACCATTAGTCATCCTTAAAAATTATATATAAAATTAACATGACACAAAAAACTGATATCCCATAATTTAATGTGCATAATTCAGGTTTCATTTTCTTGTGAGAGACCCTCCGAAATATAAACCGATAATTGAGAATATTGTATGTGATTGTAGATTAGTTATGTAGATCGTATTGCCTTGCTCGAAGTATGATGTCTCATATGTTTCGCCAAATATCCACCAACCACTACTAGCTTCAGTTACTATCTGATATGCGATGTTTACATCAGTAAATATAGGAGCAACGATTGGTACTACGATAATGCTAAATACACACATTAATGCTATCCATCTTCTTGTGTGCTTAGTATGAGGGTCAGATACTTCTCTTGCTTTGTCTGTTTGTTTTGCAGCAAACCCTGCTCGTTGCATGAGCATCTTTTGTTTTTCTTGTTCAGCTTGTCCTTTCTGAGCCATGATAGACATAATGCCACCTAGCACAGTAGAAGCTAACATTGATAAAAGTTCCATCGGTATCATTCTACTTTCCTCAATTTGATGTCTTTGAATTCCTGCGAGTTTATGATTATATTTTTTACACTATCACT